TTAATAATGACAGTGGATTCATTGATGGATCTTCTTTAAATGCTTCAAATTTATCTTCAGGAACTGTTCCTGATGCAAGGTTTCCAGCAACACTTCCAGCTATCAGTGGTGCTAATTTAACAAATTTAGATGCTTCGGATTTAGCTTCAGGTACGGTGCCAGATGCAAGATTTCCAGCGACATTACCTGCGATCAGTGGTGCTAATTTAACAAATTTAGACGCATCTGATTTAGCAAGTGGTACAGTTCCTATTGCTAGAATAGATTTAAACTTATTAACAACTTCTACATCAAATGGTGACGGAGACTTCTTTGTTGTAGTAGACTCTGGTGGAGCTGAGAAAAAATTAACAAAAGCAAATATAGCTATTTCAGGTTTTAACAATGACAGTGGGTTTACTACAAATACAGGAACAGTAACTTCTGTATCAGGTGGAAATGGATTAACAGGATCAGTTACAACTTCTGGATCACTAGCAGTTGGAGCAGGAACTTTAATTGATGTAACTGCAGATGCAGTTAACGTAGACTTATCAGAACTTGCAACTTCTACTTCAGATGCAGATGGAGATTTCTTTGTTGTAGTTGATTCAGCAAATGCTCAAAAGAAATTAACAAAAGCAAATATCAATATATCTGGATTTAACAATGACGCGGGTTATGTTACAGGTGGTTGGGGAGCATAATATTAAACATGCAATTTAATTTTGAAAATAAAAATTATAATAGTGAAGAATTGTCTTTAAAAGGACAATTTTATTTAGAAAAAATTATAAATGTTAAAAATTTAATTTCAAAAACTGATTTAGAATTAAATGATTTAAAAAATTTATTTCAAAACTATTCCAATCTTCTAAGACAAGAGTTACCTAAAAAAGGAAAATTAGAAAATAAAAAAGGAGCCTAATTTATGGCCCTAGGAGTAACCGCATATACAGAAGCACCTTTCGGTGCAGACGCTTCAGATGTAATTATCTATGTATCTGGTATAGAAATGACTATGCAGGAAAATACTCCTGCAATTATACTTGATGCAAATGTACCTATTACAGGTCAAGAACTAACTTCTACAGAAGGAACTATTACAACTATATCTGGTGCCTTTATTCCTGTTACCGGAGAAATTTTATCCGGATCTTTAGGAGATGTCACAGAATCTTCAGCAGATTCAGATGTTCCTGTAACAGGTTTTGCTTTAACTTCTAGTATAAGTAATTCTACGCAAGATACATTAACAGCTTTTGGTGAAGCACCTTTTGCTACACTAAGCCCTGCTACATTTAATATTCCTGTTGGAATAGAAGCAACCGTAGGTGGTATTGTTGGAACATTCCCTCTACCTATGTCATTAGGTGATGTTGCAATTACAGGTACTGCTAATCTTACTTTAACTGGTCAAGAATTAACATTACAAGAAAATACTCCAACAGTTGTTGGAGATTCAGATGTTCCTGTAACAGGACAGGATATAACTTCAACATTAGGAATTGCAACTTTAGATGCAATTACTTTAGTTGATACAACAGGACAACAACTTACAGCAAATTTAGGTGATGAATTTAGTACAGGTACGGCTAATGTACCTTTAACTGGAATTGGATTTACTGCAAATTTAGGTAATGAGTCAATTACAGGTACAGCTAATGTAGATGTAACTGGTGAGGAAATGACTGCAGCGGAAGGTATTATTGATCCTTCTCCTGATGCAATGGTTACTGGTATTGGTTTTACTGCTAATTTAAATTCTGTTATTGCATTTACTGATATAGATGTAATTCTAACAGGTGAATCTTTAACTGCTAATTTAGGTAATGAGTCAATTACTGGAACAGCTAATGTAATACCAACTGGTATAGGTATTACTGCAGCGGAAGGTATTGTTGATCCTTCTCCTGATGCAACGGTTACTGGTATTGGATTTACAGCAGATCTAGCTGTAGGAACTGTAATTATAGCGGACGCTAATACAGATGTAACTGGAGAAGCAATGACGGCTTCTTTAGGAAATGAATCTATTACAGGTGCAGCAAATCTAACACTAACCGGTTTTGGTATTACAGCTGCAGAAGGAACCGTGGATCCGGCTCCAGATGCAACAGTTACCGGTATTGGATTTAATGCTTCTCTTGCTGTTGGAACAGTAGTTATTGGAGAAGCTAACGTAACAGTTATTGGAGAAGGTATTGCAGCAGGCCTTGGATTAGGTACTTTAGATGCTGTAACTCTTGCAGATGTAACTGGAATAGCTATGTCAGCTAACCTTGGAAGTGTTACAACTACAGGATTTGCTAATGTAACTTTAACAGGATTTGGCTTGACAATAGGACTAGGAAGTCCTAAAACATTAATATGGACTCAGGTAGATACAGGTACAGCGTCTACTTGGACCCAAGTAAATACAGGTACAGCACCTACTTGGACAAAAGTTGACACCGCTGCATAAATTTTATAAAATACTATTATAAGGAATTTAAAAAATGGCAAATACTACATCAGCTAATTTAAAATTAACTGTACAGGCAACTGGTGAAAACTCAGGAACTTGGGGACAGATTACAAATACAAACTTATTAATTCTTGAACAAGCTATTGGTGGTTATGATGCGTTTAACGTAACTAATGCTAGTAGAGCTTTAACATTTACAAACGGTGCAGTATCAAATGGTAAGAATGAAGTTATTAAATTAACGGGTACACTTGCTGCAAACGTAAACGTTACTATTCCAGATTCAATTGAAAAAACTTACACAGTTCAAGATACTTGCAATCATGCAAATTTCACTTTAACTTTTAAAACTACATCTGGTTCAGGTGTTGCTTTATGTGAAGGACATACTTATCAGTTATGGTCAGATGGTACAAATATTTATAAAGGTTCTGAAGAAAAAGTATGGAGAGCAATTACTTCTGCTGAAACAGTTCAACCTGGAGCACAAATTTTAGCAAATACAAATGGTGGAGCATTTACTTTAACTTTACCAGCATCACCAAGTGCAGGACAAGAAGTTTCTGTTATTGACCAAGGATATGATTTCAACACTAACGCATTGACTATTGGAAGAAATGGTTCTAATATAGCAAACAGTGCAGCTGACCTAGTTATTAATACACAAGGTGCTGGTTTCACATTAGTTTATTCTGGTGATGCAACAACTGGCTGGACGTATAAGGAGAAATAATAGATGGCAAACTACGAAGCAACTAGATATGATTTTGATGGTGCAAACCTTTCAGGTATTGAAGGTATTCCAACAGCAACTATTGTACCTTGGAGTACAGCATCTGTCCCTTCAGGATTTTTAGAATGTAATGGTCAAGCTGTATCAAGATCAACTTACGCAACCTTGTTTGGAATTATTGGAACTACTTATGGATCAGGTAATGGTTCAACAACTTTTAACGTTCCTGATTTACAGGATAACGTTGCAATAGGTAAATCCGGAACTAAAAATATTGGTTCAACTGGTGGGGCAAATACTGTAGCTAACTCAGGATCTGTATCTACTAATACTAATACTAATATTAACGTTACAGGTAACGTTGGAGGTAGTACAGGGAACGCAACTTTATCTGAAGCACAACTTGCAAGTCACGCTCACAATCTTCGAGACGGACATCAACCTGTTACAGTATTTCCTGGACAAGGATTTAGTAACTCAGACAACAGACCTTGGTTAATCTCAAATGCACACTTTAATAGAAACATGGCATTAAATAATGCAGGTAGTGGTTCTGCACATTCTCATAATATGAGTGCTACTTTTAGTGGTAGTGGTAATGCTGCAAGTGCAAGTACTAGTAATTTTAGTGGTGGTGCTAACTCAGTTGTACAACCTTATTTAACTGTAATGTACATTATTAAAACTTAGGAGAAATAAAATGGCAACAAATGCAAAATGGACAGTAATATTTGATGATAAAATAATTATAAAAAAATATGCGGAAGGTGCTAATAATGGATTACAGTATAAAATTGAAAATGATACTTTTTGGAATGATCCTACATATTCAAATATTTGGGCTATTCAATATGGAACTTCTGTTTCTTCAGATGAAGTAGAATATAGAGATGAAACGCCTCATTCTTCTTTTGCAGATGCAAACATAGGTAGTTTTCAAAATTTTATAGACAAATGGGACGAAGCTCATTTAATTCAAATGCAACAAGGTTGGGACAATTCAGATAGAGATCTAATTACAGGTGAAATAATTGAAAATGAAACAGAAGCTGAAAAAATTGCAAGAATAGGTTCAAGACCTACATCTTATTCATCTTCTCCAGCTTAATCTATTTTTCTATTCACCAGTATTCAACAATTTCCAAGAAGTTAAAAGAAATTTTTCACCAGATAAAGGTGGATTACCCCTATGAACATATGGAAAACCTGCAGGCCATATAATTATTCTACCTGTTTTAGGTTTCACTCTTTTCGAAAAATGTAAAAACTCTGTTTCTCCACCTTCTTCTACATCATTTAAGAAAATAGAAAAGACAAAAGCTCTAGTTGAATATCCTATTCCTTTAGCATGTTCAACATGCCAAACATGATATCCTTCTGTTGGATGTGTTTTTTGAATTTTTAAAGTAGTATAAAAAACAGGATGACCATAAGCTTCTTCTGCTCCTGTTTTTTCAGAATAATGTTTCCATGCTAAATCAAAATTAGCAATTAAAGGTTTTAATTCATCAAACCATATATCTAAGTTAGATGTTGTTAAAAAATATTGTTGATCTGTTTTTTTTAAATAAGTTGTTTTTTCTGAATTTAGTCTATTTATGGTTTTGTTAAATTTGTCTTGTTCTTCATACATTTTAATAAGTTGATTACATTGTTCAGGTGATATGTAATTATCATATACACCAATAAAATTGGTTATTTCCCATGTTTTTTCTTTTTCTTTATTCATGTCTCTTTTCTTTAAATTATTCATAATTATGCTACTTTCATTATGTGAAAAATTAATATATAAAGCATTATATGCTACAAAAATTAAATTTCAAGCCCGGTTTTAACAAAATGGTCACTGATTCCGGAGCCGAGTCTCAATGGGTAGACGGTGATTTTGTTAGATTTAGATATGGACTACCTGAAAAAATAGGGGGTTGGAATCAATTAACTACTGGATATAAAACTCTTCCAGGGGCTGCCCGTGCACAACATACTTGGACATCTATAGCAGGTGAGAAGTATGCAGCAATAGGTACATCACAAGGTTTATTTATATATTATGGAGAAAATTTTTATGACATTACTCCATTAGATACAGCTATTACTGGAGCAACTTTTGATGCTTCAACCGGTTTACCGACAGTAACGGTTAATAAAACTACACATGGATTATCTAATGGAAGATATGTTACATTTGATTCTGTAACGGTACCAACGGGTTCAGGATATGCAGCAATTGATTTTGAAGACAAAACTTTTGAAATTGCTAATGTCACAGATAATACTTTTGAAATTACTATGCCAACTAATTCTGCAAGCACTACTTCTGGAACCGGTTCAGCAGAGATACTTCCATATGTAATTGTTGGACCTGTATTTCAAACAGGAGGTTTTGGTTGGGGAACGTATTTATGGGGTGAAGAAGCATGGGGCACGGAGCGTTCAACTAGTAATGTGGTTCTGGATCCAGGCAACTGGAGTCTAGATAACTTTGGACAAATATTAATTGCAACTGTTTTTAACGGTAAGACTTATACATGGAATGCAGGGGCATCTGGTGCAAGAGGTATTCGAGCAACGCTAATGTCTGGTGCACCAACTTCATCAAGACTTACACAAGTATCGGATAGAGATAGACATTTATTTCATTTTGGAACTGAAACAACTATTGGTGATCCAACAACTGTTGATCCAATGTTTATAAGATTTTCAAATCAAGAAGATTATAATACCTATCAACCGACAGCGACTAATACTGCAGGTACATTTAGACTAGATAAAGGCAATAAAATTGTTGGAGCTGTATCTGGTAAAGATTATACATTAGTATTAACAGATAGTTCTGCTTATGTTATTCAATATGTGGGTCCACCATTTACTTTCTCAGTTAGACAAGTTGGTACAAACTGTGGATTGATTGGTCAACATGCATTGACTTATTCTAATGGTATTGTGTTTTGGATGTCCGGTGAAGGTGGATTCTTCATGTTTGATGGTACAGTAAAAGCCATACCATGTTTAGTAGAAGATTTTGTATTTACTACAACTGGAAATAATTTGGGTATTAATTATAATTCTGCAGAAGTAGTTTATGCAGAACATAATTCTTTATATAATGAAATTAATTGGTTCTATCCAAAATCAGGTTCAGAACAAATTGATCGATGTGTTACATTTAATTTTGGAGAAAATTGTTGGACCACTTCTTCATTAGCAAGAAGTACATACGCTGATCAAGGGGTATTTGATTTACCATATGCAACAGAATATAATAGAACAGGAACACCTAATTTTGCTATTCAAGGTGTAACTAATTTATATGGTGCATCAACTTATTATGCCCATGAAACCGGAACCGATCAAATCAATTCATCCGGCACCACATCTATTAATGCTTATATTCAATCTGGAGATTTTGATATTACTAATGCTAATAATATGGCAGATTTAAGAGGTGATGGAGAATTCATTATGTCTATGAAAAGATTTGTACCTGATTTTAAAGTACTTACAGGTAATTCAAAAATAACTTTATTATTAAATGATTATCCAAGTCAATCTGCAACAAGCTCACCATTAGGACCCTTTACAATTACATCATCTACTGATAAGGTGGACACTAGAGCGAGAGGAAGATTACTTGCAATTAAAATTGAAAATGATGGCACCGGTGAAACGTGGCGTTATGGAACTTTACGGGTAGATGTCAGACCAGATGGAAGAAGATAATGGCTAGAATAACTTCATACATACCAGAACCAAAAGAAGAATATGATATTGAAAACCAAAGACAGATTCTTCGTGCGGTTGATACTATCAAGAATGAATTAAATTTTTCATATCAAAAAGATTTGAAAGAACAACAAGATACATTTAACTGGTTTATATCCTAATGACTATACAATATAAAAATCAAGGGTTTATTTTAGATACTACAAATTTAACAACTGTATTAACAATTAATACAAGTTCCGTAGCAATTGTAAAAAGCATTAGTCTTACAAATGAACATACTAGTAATAATTTAACAGAAATGTATTTATATGATTCTTCTGCATCTACGGATTATGAGTTTTTTCACAAAGATTTAACTGCAGACACAACAGAACAGGCTGCAGGGAATATCTTAAATTTAGAAGCAGGAGATAGTATAAAGGCCCAAACAGAGGTTGCAAATACTGTAAAAGGTGTTATAAGTTACGCACTAATTGACAGATCGCAAGAAAATGGATAAAGACTTACCTAAAATAGAATGCACAACTATAACAACCTATAGAAATACCAAGACAGGAGAAGTATCAAAAGAAAAAATAGAAGGACCTGATATTGTAACAGATGTTATAGTAGAAGTTACTAATAAAGGTCTACAAGTATTTCAGAAAGTAATGAATCAAAAAAATGATAAAAATAATAAATAATGTTTTAACATTACAAGATAGTTTTGATTTATATGATGGGTTAACAAATCAACATATGTGGCATTTAAAAAGATTTTCTTCAAATGAAAAATTTGGAGGAGGTTTTCCGGGTGTTAATTTTTTAGAAAATGGTGAAGTTATACTTAACAATCAATATTGGATTGGATATTTTAATTGTTTATTTGATAGAATAAATCAAAAATTAAAAGAACAACATAATTTTTCATTAAAAAGAAAAATACATAGAATAGCTTTAAATGCTCAAAACGAAAATCATTATACAGAATTTCACGTAGACGCAGATCAAAATAAACAAAGTATTATAGGATTTTTAACTCCACAATGGGCAGAAGAATGGGGTGGTGAACTAAATATAGAAGGTCAAGTTATTAAATATAAACCCGGTGATTTTGTATTATTTGATTCTAGTAAACTTCATAGATCTCAAGAAATTAAAAAAATACCATATTGGAGAATAACAGTAAGTTATGTCATTGATAAATAATAACCCCAGAGGCGGAACAGAATTACAATTTGAATATTTACGAAAACATGTTGATCTACAATTATTAAATCAATTTCAAATAACTACATCCGTACCGGAATCAATTCCTTTATCTTTAACAAAAATAAATATTCTTTGGCAAAAAAATTCATACGATCAACCAAATCTGGCACCATGGTTCAAGGATAAATCTAATCATAAGAAATATGATTGGTATGTATTTAATTCTAATTGGAACTTTGAAAAATTTAGAATGATGTTTGATATACCATTAGAACGATCTTTAGTTATAAAGAATGGTGTAGAAAATATAGAACCTGTTGTAACTACATATAAAAAAGGTGATCCAATAAAAATTATTCATCACTGCACACCATGGAGAGGACTAAGTGTTTTATTAGGTGCCATGCAATTAGTTAAAAATCCATTAATTACTTTAGATGTTTATTCATCTACAGAAGTATATGGTAAAAGATTTCATGAACAAACTGATGATCAATACAAAGAATTATATGATCAAGCAAGACAACTTCCTAATGTAAATTATATTGGTTATAAACCAAATGAATATATAAAAGAACATTTAAAAGATTATCGATTATTTGTTTATCCAAGTATTTGGGAGGAAACATTTTGTATATCTTTATTAGAAGCAATGGCTGCCGGTTTATATTGTGTTACTACTAATTATGGAGCTATTTATGAAACAGGAGCTGAGTTTCCGATGTATATTCCATATTCAAATAATTATTATAGTCTAGCTAGAAGATTTGCAGCAGGTATTGAAGTTGCAGCTAAATCACTTGAGACACCAGGTATTAATGATCATTTAAAAGTACAAAAAGATTATGTTAATCGATTTTACAATTGGAAAATAAAATCAATAAATTGGACTAGATTTTTAGAAGGAGCACTGAATGCAAAACAATAAACCTATTTGGTTCAATGAAGATAAGACTACATTTGCTAATGAAGATACTTATCAAACAATCAAACATAATAAAGTAGATTCTAATTATACAGAAATAAATTTAGGACCTAGAAAAGTGCCTTATAAAATAATGGTCTGCACTCCATGTCATAGTGAAGTATCTATGCATTACACTCAAGCAGTATTGAAGTTTCAATTAGAATGTATGAAACGAAATATATTACTAAGCTTTAGTTTATTAAAATCATCATTAGTTACACAAGGTAGAAATTTATGTGTAGCAGAGTTTTTAAATCATGAAGATAACTACGATCATTTATTATTTATAGATTCAGATATTGATTTTAATTCAGAAACTATATTTAAAATGTTAGAAGCAGATAAAGATATTATTGCCTGTCCATATCCTATGAAGACATTTGATACCGATAAGATGTGGAACAAGATACATAAAACGGATATGGTTAAAACACAAAAAGACTTATTACCTGCAGGTTATATCTTTCCAATTAAAATAAGTAAGAATGAATTAATTATGGAGAATGGGGTTATAGAAGTAACTCATGCTCCTACAGGCTGTATGTTAATTAAAAGAAAAGTAATTGAAAAGATGATAGAAAAACATCCTGAATTAGAGATATATCAACCAACGATTATTAATGGTAAAGAGACTAAAAAAGAAAACTTTTATAACTTATTTGATACCTTACATGATATTAAAACTAAAAGATACTTTGGTGAAGACTTTGGATTCTGTCAAAGATGGACTGATTTAGGTGGTAAAGTCTATATCTATGCTATGGACTACATTACTCATGTAGGTGACCATCAATATTGTGGTAGATTTTATGATATGTTGACAGGTATGAAACGTGTTGACGTTGATAAAAAAATCAAATAAAGTATAGCATTTACAGGTTTACATTCCTGCCTTAAACTAGTTTAAAATATTAATATATGGCGATAACCAGATCACAAATGAAAAGACAATTATATTCAATTGGAGGAGGTGCAATAAAAGGCACTGATGCCGGAAACGGTAGAGAAGGATTTTTTAGACCTGTTCCAGGAAGTCCTATAGCTAATGTTTTAAATACTTTACCACCCGATGATCGAAGACATTATGGTATAGGATTTGGAGGAGGATTTGGTCCAAGACAACCAATACAACTACCTATGGGTGCATCACCTCAAGGAGGTGAACAAGCTATTTATCCAAGATTAGGTAGTTTAACATCTGGTGTATCTGCAGCTGAACAAGAATTACAACAGATTAATCAATCTATTGATCAGGTGCAATCTACATTAGGTGAATCTTCTGGTGGCACTGGTGTTATGGATGCGCAAGACAGAACAATGCCTGGAAAAATGGATTCTTTAAATAGAAGTCTAATAGGAAATGGTTTTTATGATTTTAACGCTGGTTTAGGACAACCACTAACACAAATATCATCTGCTATGAGAAGCACTTTTGCAGATGGTGGAATGATGGGTAGACAGATGTATCAACGCGGTGGAATTATGGAAGTTGCTCCACGTCAAGGAGCTCTTTTTGGTGGTCTAAAAAAAGCAGTAAGTAGT